ACAACTGGCGCTATTATAAAGTATGTTAGCCAGAAGGCAGGAATTGGAATTGGTGCTAGTTCCATTCGTGCATTGGGTGCACCAGTACGTAATGGTGATGCTACGTCTGAAGGCAACATTCCTTACTATAAGTTGTTTCAGGCAGCTACCAAGTCATGCAGCCAGGGCGGTGTGCGTGGTGGTTCGGCTACTATTCATACTGTCTTTTGGCATTTGGAAATTGAAGACCTTATGGTCCTCAAGAACAACAAGGGCACTGACGAAAACCGTGTTCGTAACTTAGACTATTCAATCCTGTTCAACAAGGTCATGTACGAACGCTTGTTGACAAGCGGCAACATCACTCTGTTCAGTCCGAATGATGTGCCTGAAATGTACGATGCTTTCTTTGTCGACGTCGACAAGTTTCGTGACTTGTATGAGGCCGCAGAAAAGAATCCTGATATTCGTAAGAAGACTGTTTCAGCACTTGACTTGTTCTCTGCATTCCTCCAAGAGCGTAAGGATACAGGTCGTATCTATCTAATGAATGTTGATCACGCTAACGATCACGGTTCGTTTGATAAGTATCAAGCACCAATTAAGCAATCTAATCTCTGTCAAGAAATTACTTTGCCTACAAAGGCACTGAACAGCTTGCATGATACACAGGGTGAAATCTCACTCTGCACGCTTGCGGCAATTAACTGGGGGAAGATTCGTGATCCTCGTGACTTTGAACGTCTTTGCACTCTTGTTGTCCGTGCTCTGGATGAGCTACTGTCTTATCAGAACTATCCGGTTGTTGCGGCGGAAAGATCAACTCTGTCAAGAAGACCGCTTGGAGTTGGCATTGTCAACTTTGCTTACTGGCTTGCTCGTAATGATCTTACTTATCAGAACATAACACCAGAAGGTCTGCAGAAGATTCATGAGTACACGGAAGCATGGTCGTATTACCTGATTAAGGCTTCTATTGATCTTGCTGCCGAAAAGGGTGCATGCGCTTGGTCTAACCAGACTAAGTATCACTGCGGACAGTTCCCAATCGACACCTACAAAAGAGATGTTGACGAATTGGTGAATCCAGTGTATAATATGGATTGGCACAACCTTCGCGTTATGGCCGGTAAACACGGCATTCGTAACTCTACTCTAATGGCGCTGATGCCTTCCGAAACGTCTGCCCAGGTCTCGAACTCGACTAACGGCATTGAGCCGCCTCGTGCTCTTGTGTCAATTAAGGGTTCTAAGGATGGATCATTAAAGCAGGTTGTCCCTGAAGTACGTAAGCTGAAGAATAAGTATGATCTACTATGGGATCAAAAGTCGCCGGAAGGTTACTTGAAGATCTGCGCAGTATTGCAAAAGTTTATTGACCAAGGCATCTCTGTCAATACTAGCTACAATCCTGAACACTATCCTCTTGAAGAGGGTGAAACTGTTCACAAGATACCTATGTCGGAAATGATGAGACACATGGTTATGTTCTATAAGTATGGTGGTAAGCAACTCTATTACTTCAATACGTACGACGGTGCTGGTGAGGTCTCTATGGAAGAGCCTCATAATGCCGAAGATATTGTTGAAGAAGATTGTGAGAGTTGCAAACTTTGATTTTACAACTTGAACCACCAATTCCTGTGACTACTCCACAGGGAAGTGCAATGGCAGTTGTGCTTCTGGACTACGGTCTAGAGCACAACTTGCTATGGGTTTGCTTTCAAGATAAAACCGGCGAATGCTGGACTTGGAGCAACAAAGATATCAGAGCCCAGAAAAATATAACGATTGGAAGAACACTATGACTTACAGCGTATTTGACTCTGACAACAAGCAAGATCATCTTAAGGTTCGTGCATTCTTTGATAAGGCACCTACCATTGCACGCTTTGACAAGCAGAAGTATCCATTCCTAGAAAAGTTGACGCGTCAGCAAATGGGTTTCTTTTGGGTTCCTGAGGAAGTCGATCTTATGCGCGACTCCAAGGACTTTCGTGAGTTGTCAAAGCATGAGCAGCACATCTTTACCAGCAACCTGAAGCGCCAGATTCTTCTTGATTCTGTGCAGGGACGTGCACCAACGGCCGCGTTTAGTCCTATTGCTTCTCTACCCGAGTTGGAAAATTGGATCATTGCATGGACGTTCAGTGAGTCGGTTCACTCTCGTTCCTATACTCATATCATTCGTAATGTGTATAGCGATCCGTCTAAGGTGCTTGACGATATCCTTAGCATGCAGGAAATTGTTGACTGTGCTAAGGACATCAGCAAGAACTATGATGATCTGATCCAAATGAATAATGACGGCAATAGCGTAATGAGCGCTGCGTATGGTTCTTATCCACACAAGCGAGCACTTTGGCTTTCCTTAATGTCAGTCAACATTCTTGAAGGTATCCGCTTCTATGTCAGCTTTGCTTGTTCATGGGCATTTGCTGAACTAAAGAAGATGGAAGGCAATGCTAAGATCATCAAGCTGATTGCTCGTGATGAGAATCTGCACCTTGCTAGTACTCAGCAGTTGCTTAAGGTTCTTCCGACTGATGATCCTGACTTTGCAAAGATCCGTGAGGAGACCAAGGAAGAGTGCCTTGAAATGTTCCGGTCAGCCGCTTGTCAGGAAATGGCGTGGTCATCCTATCTCTTTAAGGATGGATCGATGATTGGACTCAACGAAAAGATTCTTGCTGAGTATGTAGAGTGGATTACTAACAAGCGCTTGCAGGCAGTCGGTCTGCCGCTCCTATATAAAACTGGACCGAATCCGCTTCCATGGACACAAAAGTGGATTAGTGGTTCTGATGTACAAGTAGCACCGCAAGAAACACAAATCACATCATACATCGTCGGCGGCGTCAAGAAGGACGTCTCTGCCGACACACTAAAGGGGATGAGTCTATAATGGGTTGGGCTAGCGGATCAAGTTTGTTTGCAGACATTGCTGAGGTAATCGCAGACAACGTAACAGATAATGATGAGCGCAGAACTGTTTATGATGCAATGATTGTAGCATTTATGGAAAGAGACTGCGATACACTCGACGAATGTTTTGACATTGATCATGTGCTTGATGCAGCGCTCAATGAAGCTTTGGAAGTTGATAATGACGACGATGGTGATGATTGGCCTGATGGTGGCCGAGAAGACTTCTCGTAAGGACTAACTTGGCCTATATAGAGGGGAAGGAGACTCTCCTCTATGTGGCTATATGATGATACACCAGTTGACGAATCAGCGCTTGAAAGCTATATCGGATTTGTCTATGTAATTGAGAATATAAACAATGGTAGACTATACATTGGAAAGAAGCTCTTAAAGTTCAAGCGCACCAAGAAAGTCAAAGGCAAGAACAAAAAGATCTTGGTTGACTCAGATTGGAGAAGCTATTGGGGCTCGAACAAAGTTCTACAAGAAGATGTAAAAGAACTTGGCGATACCAAATTTACAAGAAAGATTCTTCGTCTCTGTAAGAATAGAGGTGAGATGAACTACTACGAAGCCAAATATCAGTTTGAACTTGGCGTGCTGGAATCAGACAGATTCTATAATGACGCTATTATGGTAAGAGTCCATAGATCACACCTACGAAAAGGTTGACTTTTTCTAGCAGTGTGGTACAATGTACTTGTAGCTAAGGAAAGAACCGTCCCATGAATATGGACATTGAAGAAGTCAAGCAATACATACAGCGTTGCTCAAACACATCAAAGATCTACATTGGCGCCGACTCCGAGCGATTTAAGCTTGGTGATAAGTGGTATGCTGATTATGCAACTGTTGTAGTTGTCCACATTGATGGAAAGCATGGTGCTAAGATCTTTGGTGAGGTTACACGTGAACAAGACTACGACTATAGACCTAACCGTCCATCACTCAGACTGATGAATGAAGTGACAAAAGTTGCTGATCTCTATTACAAACTTTTAGATGTAATCAGTAATAGATCTGTTGAGATTCATCTGGACATTAATCCGGATGAGCGTTTTGGTTCTTCTTGTGTAGTCACACAGGCAATTGGGTATATCATGGGTACTTGTAATATGAAGCCCAAGGTAAAGCCACACGCGTTTGCGGCTAGTATTGCTGCAGATCGTTTCAAGGCTATTGCTGCCTAAATAAACCAAACAGGAGACAAACTTGCAAAAGTGCAGTCTTAATCGTGCACTTTTGGGTTTGAGCATAGCTTTATTAGGGTCCTGCGCAGGACTCACTTCGCCACAAATACAAACCACTAGATCAGAGGCTACTAGGTCCGACGCCCAAGTCGGCTCCGCAAGCAATGCTCTTACCCAAGAGACTAGAGTGAGACATCAGTCCGCTACTAGAAGTTCAGTCACTAATACGTACATTGCTCGTACCTCTTGGTATAGGCATGGTACAATAACCGCCAATGGAGAGAGATATAATCCTATGGGTCTCACGGTAGCTCATAGGACTCTTCCATTTAATACTATGGTTAAATTTACTAATCCTTCAAATGGTAATATTGTTGTTGTGAGAGTCAATGACAGAGGTCCAATGATTAAAGGAAGAGAATTTGACTTAAGCATGAGAGCCGCGCAGCTCCTTGGAATGATAGATAGAGGAGTTGTTAACCTTGTCGTTGACATTATTATACAGGAGACTAATTAATATGGCTAGACCACGTAAGAATGCAGCACCCAAGCCTGCAGAACAGCCGCCAGAGTTTGACTATGATAAGAGCGAGGAACTCTATCAGCAGGTCATGTCACAAGAGGCTGTAACACCACAGGTAATGAATGCACAGGCAGCACTTGCCTTGCCAACCTTTCCGGAATATACGCCATGGGTTGCACCAAGTAGTTTGGTCTTCTTTGTAGAAGGTAAGGTTCGCCTTGATCAAGAAGGCGCTTCTGCTATTTTCTCGGATCAGCGCCGCATTGTCAATGCATCAAATATTGACGAAGCAATTCAAAAGTTCATGAATTACTTTTCGGGTATGTCCAATCCATCTCAGCGCTACACTGTAGTAGAGGTTACGGCATCTGAGGCTATACTGTGAAGGTAGAGTTATACAGTAAGGATGGCTGCAAGTATTGTACTGCAGCCGCCAATCTGCTTAAGAATAAGGGTATTAGCTTTACAGAGCAAAAGCTAAGTGTGCATTTTACCCGAGAAGTTCTACTTGAAAAGTTTCCTTATGCCAAGTCATTCCCGGTGGTAGTGGTTGACGGAATGCATATCGGTGGATATACTGAACTTAAGGAAGAACTCAATCGTGGGTCTTCCGAACAGATCTTACTTACTGAGTAAGCGGAGACATATATAATGTACGAGCAAAACGAACTTCTGAAGGGCCTTCGCACTTCGGTTGTTGATGTCCACTTCACCAAGGCTAATGGTGAATCTCGAGTGCTCCGATGCACTCTTCTACCTAGCATGCTTCCGGAGTCTTATCGAAAGGACTTTGAAGAGCAGAATGAAGAGAAGACTTTTCATCAACAGAATCCTAATGTCATTGCGGCTTGGGATGTAGAAAAGAATGCTTGGCGATCTTTTCGTATTGAATCTGTTACGTATTGCCAAGCCCACCACAATTCTTGATAGGAACCAAAAATAATGTCTAACTGGGGCTACCACCTCATGCTCGACTGCGCAGGATGCAGTCACGAAGCTATCACCGATTATGATACCATTTGGAAGTTTACCAAGAAACTTGTCGAGGATATCGACATGGTTGCGTATGGTGAACCACAGATTGTGCACTTCGGTAGCGGCGACAAGGCTGGCTATACACTGGTCCAACTCATCGAGACCAGCAACATCTGTGCCCACTTTGTGGATGAAGATGATACAATGTATCTTGATGTGTTCAGCTGCAAGCCTTTTGACGAAAAGGTTGTAGAGGCGCTCGTAGTCAAGCACTTTGGTGCTAAGCATCTTCGCCGCGCATTCCTTAAGCGCCAGGCTGGAAGCAATGAATCCTGACGAAAAAAAAGGCCCTGTGGGGTTTATCTGTGGCGCCTTCGATCTTTTACATCCAGGCCATGTACATCTTCTTTTAGAATGTAGTAAGTTATGCAACTGGCTTATAATCGGTCTTCACACCGATCCAACTATTGATCGCCCAGATACTAAGAATAGACCAATTCAGACAGTATTCGAGCGTTGGTATCAAATCAATGCTCTCAATCTCCAGGCTGAAATTATTCCATATGACACCGAGCAAGATTTAGAACATATGCTTGCTGTTTTGCCGATTGATGTTAGGTTCATTGGATCTGATTATGTTGGTAAATCAATAACGGGCGAACACATTTGTGATTCTCGTCGTATTCATGTTCATTACATAGACAGATCACATAATTGGAGTTCTTCATGTTTACGAGAAAGGATTAGAAATGCTAAAAGCTAATATTATGAATCAAGATTTTGCACGTGAATTTTTAAATGAAGTAGCATTGATAGCCAACACTATTGATGCTACTCAAATAGAAAAAATTGTTAACATTCTCAAGGATGCGCGAAGAGTATTTGTCATTGGGGTAGGTGGATCTGCTGGCAATGCATCACATATGGTTAACGATCTTCGGAAGTTATGTAATATTGAAGCTTATTGCCCGACAGACAATGCTTCAGAGGTTACGGCTAGAACCAACGATGAAGGCTTTGATACAATTTTTGTGAAGTATCTTGAGACGTCACGCATGTCTAATGATGATGTTATATTTGTTTTGTCTGTTGGTGGTGGAAATAAAGAGAAGAATGTTTCTATTGGGTTGATTAGTGCAATCGATTATTGCAAGGAATTAGGAGCTAAGGTCGTTGGCGTCGTTGGACGACCTGATGGATATACATCACAGAACGCTGATGCTTGCGTAGTTGTTCCTGTAGCTTCACCAGCACGCATCACACCCCACTCTGAAGCATTTCAAGCAGTAGTCTGGCATTGCATAGTGTCCCATCCTGACTTGCAAATAAATGCAACAAAGTGGTAATAAAGCCGTCTTTTTTGACAAAGACGGAGTTCTAAATAAGCTTGTATGGCATAAAGAAAAGCAAGCGTTTACAGCTCCTTGGAATCTAGACGAATTTACAATTTTACCAGAAACAAAACAAGTTGTGCAACGCTGCAAAGACAATAACTTTCTTAGATTGTGTGTGACTAATCAACCTGACGTGCATGATGGCTGGTTGAGCATAAGCGATCTTGATAGCATGATGTCAGAAATCTACAAACTAGGATTTGATGATATAGGAATTGCTCTAGAACGCAACTCTATATACTATAAGCCAAATAACGGGATTATAGAATACTTTGTATCAGCCTATGATGTTGATAGAAAATCCAGTTATATGGTAGGGGACAGCTGGAAAGACATTGTCTGTGGCCACCGATCCCAATTAAAGACAATCTACATTGGCAAAGAGTATGTGACGCCAGTTAATCACGTTCACATAGTCCCCGATTATGTTGTCGACGACCTTAATAATGCATGTAAACTAATTTGTGGAGAAAATCATGATTAAACTGTTTAGTGATGGTGCTGATGAGCAAGGGATTATGGAAGCTGCTAATAATCCCAAGGTATCTGGTTTTACTACTAATCCCACTCTTATGCGACAAGCAGGAGTAAGTGATTATGAAAGATTTGCTAAGAATGTGATTAGCAAACTTTACGAAAAGCGTCCTGAAACTAGTCTCAGCTTAGAAGTCTTCGATGACACTATGGAAGGAATCTTTGCGCAAGCAATGGTCATCAATAGTTGGTCTCAAAAGTATGATGTATACGTCAAAATTCCAGTAACTAATACTAAAGGCGAATCAACTGCTAAAGTAGTTCGTGAACTGAGCAATCGCGGCGTTAAGTGCAATGTAACCGCCGTTTTTACGCTAGATCAGGCGAATGAAATTTTAGAAGCGCTTAATCCACTAACTCCTTCGATTGTGTCAGTATTTTCAGGTAGAATCGCTGACACAGGACGAAATGCAGTGACGCTGACGCGACAAATTTCTGCTCTTCGTAAACAATCAAAGTATGTTGATTACAATGTAGAAATTCTGTGGGCGAGTTCTCGTCAGGCTTATGCGTACAATGAAGCCATCGAAGCCGGTTGTGATATCATTACTATGCCAATTGATTTGATTAAGAAGGTTGATAAGTTTGGTAAAGATCTCGCCGAGTTCTCCCTTGATACAGTCAAAATGTTCTACAACGACGCTCTAAGCTCTGGGTTTACGATTTCTGTATGACCGCTTTTGAAGAAAACGATGTTTCCGCCAAAGCTTTTGGCGGGACAGAACTCGCAAAACGCAAGCTCGCTCAAATCTTAGATCCCGAGTTGCTTGAAAATTTCCAAATAATTTGTTCCCGACCCAGAGAACTAAAAGAGGACAAGATCCGGATCTTCTGGGCGCATGATCTAGCTGAGGATCCCGAATCAGCTAAATTCAAAGATAAAAGCTTCTGTGATAATTTTCACAAGTTTGTGTTTATCTCCAATTGGCAAATGCAGCGCTATCAGATGATTCATGGATTTCCTCATGACGATAAGTCCGTAGTTCTAGAATCTGGTATAGAGCCAGCTGATCCTTCCCTTAGAAATCGTAACGACGATGATGTAATACATATGGTATACACATCGACTCCTCAACGCGGTTTGAACATACTAGTCGCCGCGTTCGATAATTTGGCGAAAACGGACTCCAAAATTCATTTGCACATCTATTCTAGCTTTAAAATTTACGGTTGGGATGCAGCAGATCAGCAATTCGAGGCGTTGTACGACACGATTCGAAATCACCCGCAAATGACGTATCATGGGTTTCAACCCAACGATGTTCTTCGAAATAACCTAAATAATTATGATATTTTTGCTTATCCTTCTATTTGGGTTGAGACTAGCTGCAGATCGATGCTCGAAGCTATGACATCAGGTTTGGTTTGCGTTCATCCGAATTACGGAGCACTTCCGGAAACTTCCGGAGGATTGAACATGATGTATCCTTGGCATGGCGATTTAAACCGACATGCGTTTCTGTTCGCTGAGGAATTAAAAAAATCCATTACAATGATTCGTAAACGCGAACATTTCGACATGGTAAATTTGAACAAGCAATTTGTTGACGCGAGATACAACATTCAGAAAATTAAAAGTCAATGGGAGGATTTGTTGAACGACGCTGCTCAGACTTACCCCACGATCGAAAGTCGGAAATTTCCAACCAGCAAAATGTTTGTGTATAAGACATCATGATTGTCACAAGAACGCCTCTAAGAATTAGCTTTTTCTCGGGAGGCAGCGACATGGCTGCCTTCTACGAACGAGAAAAAGGAGCGGCATTATCAGCCACAATTGATAAGTTCAACTACGTGTCTGTCCATCAGACTCCGGCTATCGGAGTTCGCGTGATGTACGATAAGGTTGAAGATTATGATGATGTTTACAAAATGCAAAATGACATCGTGAGTCAAACTCTGTTAAAGTACAATCTGCCTAGGGAAATTACAGTCACATCTGTATCGGACATCATAGCCAAAGGTTCTGGTCTAGGATCTTCTAGTGCATTTACTGTCGGACTGTGTAATGCGATGCAATCCTTCGTTAATCAATCTTCCACGCGTAGAGAACTTGCGTTAGCAGCATGTCAAATTGAGATTGAAAAGTGTGGTTACCCTATAGGTAAGCAAGATCAGTATGCAGCTGCATATGGCGGATTCAATATGTTTGAGTTCCATCCATCGGGTAAAGTTACTGTCGATAGTCTAGATGATGTAGTAGATCAAAACGTATTAAAAAGTTTTGAGCAAAACTTGCTTTTAGTGTATTCAGGAGTGGGGCGTTCAGCAAATGCAATTTTGTCTAAGCAAAAAGAAGCCTTGTTAAACGAAAATAAGTTCAACCTTGTACGCAAAAGTCGCGATAAGGCTTATGTTGCATATAAATTGCTTACAGAAGGTGATATTGATTCTTTCGGACACTTGCTTCATGAGGCATGGCAAGATAAGAAGCAAGTCGTGAAGGAAATCACCCAAGATTACTTTGACGATGTCTACACAAAAGCTATTGATGCTGGTGCTCTAGGTGGCAAACTGCTCGGGGCTGGCGGTGGAGGCTTCTTCATTTTTTATTGTAAGCCCAATGTAAGAGAAGCTGTAGAACTAGCTGTGACAACAAATACCAACTGTAAAATCTACCCATTCAAGTTTCACGAGGGTGGCTCTGAAGTAGTAGCAGTAGCTTGATGGGTAAAATCCAAAATTTTAGTTGACAGTTAACAAAAAAGATGGTAATATACTCCTATGGATGTTGCGAACGAGATTATTCCATCACTTTACTTCTATGCTTACCGCAGCGGATTGAATTTTTCTTTCTTCTGCATGGAAGACACTGAATTCTTTAAGCGATTTGCAGACGGCGTACCGGTTTACAATGATCACAAGAAGATTGAGAATAGCTATGCTTTAGTATTCTTTGATGGCCCACACACTAACGAAATTGTCCGTGAAGAAACTGACTTCTTCTTGACTAGAACAAACATAGGTTCTCATTTTGTCTATGATGACATCTGGATGTATGATCATCAGGCAATTGAAGACTATATCCTGGCCAATGGGTTTGAGATAGTTCGTCGGGGTAATGTCAAAGCTTCCTACGTAAGAACTAGATAATCAAGCCAAAAGTATAAATAGTGTTGACTTTATCCAAGAAGTGAGATAATATACAAACATGGACGGACCTAACAACGTCATACCCTTCCCTCGGAAGCGACAATCTACTTTGAATGATATGCCTCAACCTCAAAGTATTGAAGAAGTAGAAGAGACGGTTGACGTTGTTAGACAAGTTCATATCCAACAAGCGCTAGAACAAGTCATCCCTATGCTTTTTGATAACTTGGCGCTTGCTGGATTCCAACCATCTGATGAGATGCACTTTCTCAAAGACGGTGCACTCATTGTAGAGTCTGCTAGATCTTTTCTAAACAAGATCTATGATTTACCTCACCCACTACAGCTTATAGCAGACAACTTATTCGAACAAGTCGACTCGGATGGAAACATAGAAGTTTCCGATAAAGTGAAGATTGTTATAACCCCGATACAGGAGAAGAGCTGAAAAGCTCTCTATAAAATGATCATCCTTGACCTCTCGCAGGTGATGCTGTCTAATATTATGGTCCAACTGGGTAACCACACTAATGCTCAGATTGAAGAGAATATGGTACGCCATATGGTTCTCAACTCTGTTAGAATGTATAAGACAAAGTTCGGTCCGGAATACGGCGAACTGGTTATTGCTTGCGATAATAAAAACTACTGGCGGCGCCAACAGTATCCCTACTACAAGGCCAACCGCAAGAAGTCCCAGGCAGAGTCCGAACTTGACTGGAAGGCAATTTTTGAATGCCTCGGCAAGATTCGTGCAGAACTCAAAGAATATTTCCCATACCGCGTAATTGATGTTGAAACTGCAGAAGCAGACGATATCATTGGCACATTGTGTCATAAGTTTGGTACTGTCAAGGACGATTGGTCCTTTATGGCAATTAACCATCAAGAGAAGATTCTTATCCTGTCCGGTGATAAGGACTTCCAGCAGCTCCAGAAGTATGTAAATGTGGAGCAATATGATCCCGTCCGTAAGAAGAAGATTGTGTGTAATGATCCGGAACGCTTTCTCCAGGAACATGTGATCAAGGGTGATACTGGCGACGGCATCCCTAATATCCTCAGTGATGATAATTGCCTGGTTGTTGGCAAGCGTCAGTCTCCAGTTACCCAGAAGAAGCTTGATGCACTTATCAGCTTGAAGCTTGATGGTAAGCTTGATCATCCTAACTATTGCAACTACATGCGCAACCGTAGTCTGATTGACCTTGACTTTATCCCAGAAAAGGTTAAGATCAATATTATGGATAGCTATAATGTTCAGTGTGGCAAGAAGGCAACTAATCTACTCAACTACTTCATTGCCAATAAGCTGAAGAACTTGACTAACTCAATTGGAGAATTTGTATGAGACGACTAAGTATAGCCGAAGTACTGAAGGCTGCCTCTAATATACCGAATGTTGATCAAAGGGCTGAGTTTCTTAGAGCGCATGACTCGACTGCACTTAGGGCTATTCTTACCGGTGCTTTAAGTCCATATGTAACTTGGTTGCTACCTGAAGGTAAACCTCCATATAAACCTTCCGATCTTGTTGACCAGCAACATAGACTATTCACCGAAGTCCGTAAGCTCTATCTTTTCATTAAGGGTGGTAATTCTAACCTCAAGCAACTGCGTAGAGAAACATTGTTTGTTGAAATGCTTGAGTGTCTTGATCCGGAAGATGCCAAGCTACTTCTTGCCGTTAAGGATAAGAAGATTCCATATCCGGGTATCAACCTTGACCTTATCAATCTAGCATTTCCAGGACTTATCCCGACATGAGTAAGAGTAAGCCTTCCCGCCGCAATAAGTGGGATGACTATGAGGAAGATTACAGCTCTGACTATAAGAGCAATAAGGAGAAGCGGAGGGAGAAGCGTATGAAGAACCTAATTCGCTCTAAGAATGTTGATCGCATCCTTGATATGGATGATGATGAACCGGATTACAATTGGGTATCTTCTCCTTCCGAACTAAGGAATCGCTAGTGCCGACATACACTTTTTTAAATACAAATACCGGTGAACAACTCACCGAGATTATGTCCATAGCAGAAAGGGAGGAATACTTAGCGTCCAATCCCCATATTCAACAACAGATCGTCAGCGCTCCATCACTTGGCGATTCTATCAGACTTGGCTTGAAAAAGCCTGACAATGGGTTCCGTGATCGTTTGAAAGAAATCAAGAAGGCGCATTCGAAGGGGTTAACGAAATCGACGGTTAATACTTTCTAAAGGAACTTCATGCCAGCAACTAAGAGACTCTCCAGAAAAGAACGTAGAACCCATAAGCAAGTTTCGCGCAAAGGTGGCGACGAGACTACTGCAGCAACAAGTGAAAAGTTAAATTTTAATCTTAAAGATGTTGATCCGCTGACAGTCAACCAAGAACGAACATTTGATGCATGGGATAGTGGCAAAAACCTACTGCTGATAGGTTCAGCAGGTACCGGTAAATCATTCCTATCCGCATATTTGGGTATGAAGAATATTCTCTATGGCAAAGAACAAACAAAGTTAGCCATTGTAAGGTCGGTAGTACCGACTAGAGATATGGGCTTTCTTCCTGGTTCTAACAAGGAGAAATCAAAAGTCTATGAAGCACCTTACTATGCTATATTCTCTGAGCTTTTCGGGAGAGGCGATGCATATGACTACCTAAAGAACAAGGGCGTCGTTGAGTTCATGACCACCTCATTTGTTAGAGGTATTACCATCAACGATTCTGTAATTTTTGTTGATGAGTTTCAAAATATGACACCGAGCGAACTACACTCGGTGTTTACTCGTATCGGTAGGAACTGCAAGGTTATCTTTGCCGGTGACATCAAGCAGAACGATCTAAATCCTCGCAAGGAAGAATCTGGCTTTAGAGACTTCTTCAAAGTGATTGATAGGATGCATGCCTTTGATGTTATTGAGTTTACTCGAGACGATATTGTTAGAAGTGACATTGTGAAATCATACATTATTGCAAGAGAAGACCTTGAAGATAGAGGACTCGTCACTCCACTGTGAGTGGCAACCTATAGAAACATATGAGAAGACAATCGTCGGCACCACATTACAGTGGCAGCAGGTGATTGTCTCTCATATTGATAAGCAATGGATTAGGTTTGGATTTAAATATCCGGGTCTAAATCGCTGGTACTATTCAGCCACAAATGAACGAACACAATATGCACAAGTTGAAGGTGATGCTCCAACACATTGGATGCCTATGATGAATGGACCGTGGAAAGGAATGACCAGCTGATGGAATGGGATCAGTACTTCATTGAGATGGCAACTTTAGTCTCAAAGAAAAGTAAAGACAGAAGCACCAAAGTAGGGTGCGTGATTGTCGGACCAAATCATGAAGTCAGGACTACAGGCTATAATGGCTTTTGTCGTGGTATCAACGACGATATAGATGAACGGCACGACCGACCAGAGAAATACTTCTGGGTTGAGCATGCCGAACGAAATGCTATATACAATGCGGCTAGGAATGGGATTCCTCTTGAAGGATGCACTGCTTACGTAAGCAACTTACTTCCTTGTGCTGACTGCACCAGAGGTATGATTCAATCTGGTATTAAACGAATTATGTTTTGCTCCGGTGAAGCCAATGAGAAATGGTCCGAGAGCTTTCAAAGAAGTCTTATTATGGCAAGAGAAGCAAAAGTGGAAATGTTGGTGCTATGATTACTACTATAAAAGTTCTTACATAATGAAATATAAATCTATATTCATTTCAGATATTCATCTAGGTACTGTTTCCTGCAAGCACAATGAGCTACTTGAATTTCTAAAAAGTTTGGAATCGAATTTTCCCGAAAATCTTTATTTGGTAGGGGATATCATTGATATCTGGAAGTTAGGCAAAGGATTTGTTTGGAAGCCTGAGCATAACACTGTAGTTCAAAAGATTCTTAGAATGTCTAGAAAGGGTGTAAACGTTCATTATGTTCTAGGTAACCATGATGAAATTTTTCGCTCTTTACCTACAGGATTTAAGTTTGGAGATATAGAAGTCTCTGATAGTGTGGATTACACAACAGTAGATGGTAGAAAGTTTTTAGTGATACATGGCGATCAATATGACAATTTTCTTATTCAAAATAATCTTTTGGCCAAGATAGGATCATTTGCATATGACAGCCTTGTTGTTCTAAATTCAGCACTTTCTTTTTTAAGACGTAAACTCAAGATGGGCTATTGGTCTCTATCTCATTATGTTAAGTTGAGGGCCAAGTCTGCAACAAATGTTATTAATACCTTTGAAACAACTATGTGTGATGCTATAAAGCAAAAAGGCTATAGCGGTGTTATATGTGGTCATATCCACATGGCTAATATATTAGAAAAAGACAAATTCACATATATCAATTGTGGTGACTGGACTGAATCTTGTACCGCTATAGCAGAAACTTATGATGGTAAATTTGTAATATTAAAAGGACCTTGGCAATGAACTTTAATGTGACTAGAACTAAGAAGTTTGTACATAATCTAGTCCATATTGAACCATCACCTCGAGTAGAGATAGATGGTATTAGATACTATGAAACACCGGTCGGCACTTTTAAGTCGGTCACTACCATTCTTGGCGAGAAGCTCGATAAGTCCGGTTTACATGCATGGAAAGAACGTGTAGGTGAAGAAGAGGCAGCTAAGGTATCAACCCAAGCCTCGCGGCGAGGTACTGCTATTCATAACCTAGCAGAAGCTTACTTGATGAATGAGCCAAACTGGAAGAAGGGAGCTATGCCCGTTAACCTTGATATGTTCTCACGCATCAGACCTATTCTAGATTTGAACGTTGGATCAATCTACGGTATTGAGATTCCACTTTACAGTGCAAGGCTAAAGACTGCTGGTACGTGCGACCTATTGGCTGGCTTTAGAGGAATTAATTCTGTAATTGACTTCAAGACTTCAAAGAGAGTTAAGAAGGAAGAGGATATTGAAGGTTACTTCTTGCAAGCCACAGCTTATAGTATGATGGCCGAGGAACGGACCGAGTTAAAGTTCCCACAAATCGTTATCATTATGAGTGTAGATGATGAGCAATCATTGGTATTCATCAAGGATAGAAATCAATACGTAGATAGAGTCCTTGAAATCTTTGCATAAAAAAAGGGAGCCAAACGGCTCCCTTTTTGTTAATCATCCTTGATCCCTAGTTGCTGTAAGATATACTGCCTAGTAGCTACTGCCATCCAATAGTCTAGACCATCTTGTGGCATGACTACCTGACCACGAATTCTTCTTTGCCATTGATTGAATAGCATATATGCTTCTTCATAAAGCTTTTCGTGGTCCTCAGGAGTGAGAGGTTGTATACCTTCTCGCATCTTGAAGACCACGTTCTTTTCATTTTCGTCTAACAAATAGTATGTTGGCATAGGCTATTACCTCACTATATTTTGAATTGAGTTAAATCCCTCACTCATAGCAGGATGCTCAAAGTTTTCAATCATAGAATAAATAATAGCATCCGGAATAGTCTTACCTACACGAGCTTCAGAATTAAGCCAAGCAGTATGAGTCTTAGGCTCGGGCGTTGGAAATACCATAGCCATCCTATGATAGTTCAATGGGATATGCTTAAGCTTATTCATACGTATCTTACGAGTCAGATTGGTTTGATCCCAGATAATATCTAGTTCATAATCAAGCGCAACGTTTAAACTCTTATAAAGATTATTTTCAGCATCCTTAATTGTATCACGGAAGACTTCCGAGTAGGTCTTTCCCATTTCATTTGCAATCTGCTGGATATAGTTGTCGGTTGACAGGATCATGCAGTCAATACGATCCATAAACCCATTATCCTTAAGCCAGGTCGACTTTCCAGAACCGGGAACACCGGTCAACATCATAAAAATAGGCCGGGTCATATCACCGGCCGTAGTAAACTTCATATCACCCATTTCGCTCATGACTAAAACTCCTTAGGTCTAATTGGTAATGTCTTCATGCGCTCACGAATCTCATCGATGTTGATAGGACGATAGTCCCAACAATCAACACCCACATCAAGGCTTTGGTTGTTACCAGGCAGAGTATTGTGGCTATGACCATACAGATGCAGCGACCCATGGTGAGAGCGATCCCACACACGCATGCCATAGTGACATAGCACAACCGGCACCTTATCGAGATTGAGCGTAGTCAGTGCCTTGGTATTAGACCAAGCTAGTTGCCGAGTATCAGTGTGATCGTGATTGCCCGTGATCAGACACTTGGTACCATTAAGTCGGTTAAACAGCTCTTCAAGCTGTGTAGCCGTCTTGTGGAAAGCAAAGTCGCCCAGATGCCAAACAACATCATTCTGCTTCACACGCTCATTCCAGCGCTGGATCAACGTCTCATCCATGTCCTCTACAGAAGAGAATGGGCGATTACTAAAGCGGATAATTGTCTTATGTCCGAAATGTGTATCAGCTGTAAACCAAATGTTGCTCATCAGTCATCATTTTCCTTCTCATTGATAAACATTTGAAGTCGAGACACAGAAAAATGTTCGTCCCAGTTAACGATTTGCCCGGTTCGAACATCAATCTGAAGCTCGACGTAGTCACCATATGTACCGGGAAAGAAATCAGGCACATAGCCCTCTTCTTGTTGTGCAATCACTTGGCCGTGGGTATCCATAAGCTTAAAGCTAAACTCATCGCGCACCTTAAGATGAACATGCATAATAGCAGGCACCACCTCAATTGGACGCTTAATCGTAATACTCATATCATGATTCCTTTCATCACTATGGAGCGGGCGAATACAGCCGCGCATGCGACAATCCATCCGGTCACAGTCGTCACATTCATTCATTGGTCTTATTCTCATTCCAGGAAGCAGTCTTAAGAATAGGCTTGACCTTGTCGTAAGCCGCCTTAGAACCAAGATGCTTACGCACTAGCTCTACGACATAGTCAGCAGAGCAAGAACGATTATCCCAGTGCTTAAAGACAGAACCACGGAGTAGAGGATCCATGGTTTCAGTTGCCATAGCAAACTCCTTACGTGCAAGACCCTCGGTGCTACGCAGCAGGGCATTAACTACAGTTTGAAAGTGTAAAATATCAGTCCACACATCGACGTCAAAATTACGAAGACGCGCACGATCCGAGACTGGTAGAAGTGGCATAAGGTCATCGGTCTTCTCATCGAGAACCAGACCAACCACATCACGCTCATTCTCAAGCAACGACTTAGCACGGTGCAGTGCCACGTACTGGTCGGCCTTGATCTTCACCATGTGGCCATTTGCAAACTGAACTACCACACCTTCCATGTCAGACATGCCACGGATCATCTCAACCAGCTCTTCCTGAGAAGGCACTGGATCAGTCATGTCGAGCACGTTAACAACCGGGATGACGGTGCCCGTGATCCACAGCTTACCGAGAGCCACAAGACCCTTGCGATCCATATACCTACCGGTAAAGTTCTCACGCATAGCCAGAAGCACCAGCTTATCTTCTGGGTAGTCAATCACAATCCGCTGCTGACGAGAGCACCACTCAAAGATTGGAGTCCAGCCGGCCTCTAGCGCAGCATCAGCAAACTTCTGGTACTGCGGGTTCTTAGCCACAAACTCCTCGGCTTGCATAGCTACATCGGTCACACCCATCTTAGTGCCCCAGCGAATGCCAGATGCAAGACGGATAGGGCGAATCATCGAGCCGTCCAGCTTCTCCATGATGACATGAGGCTTGGAGAGATCAATCTCCATGGTATCCTCACGTTCACCCAAGTTAAAGAACTTGTGGAACGGACGAGACAGCAGCTCGCCGGTCTTCGAACAGAAGATTAAGCCACGGGCTTCACGCAGCACCGTAGCCCGAGCATAGTCAGTACCGTATTCAACCAGCGGATGAGTGTCCTTGCCCATCCGCACATAGTTGACTACAAAGTACTCACCCTTGTCAACAATAACAAAGTTCTCATTGTCCTCAAAGTGCTTGGCAACGGTATGCCAGTACGCAATACACGGAAAGTCATAATTGACTGCCATAGGAGTGTTTCCTTATCCTCTGTATGTTGCCATTATAACCGGCTTGAGGTCGACTGTCAACGGCCTTTTTATTACAAATTTGTAATCCGGTATACAATATCAGTCGTGGTCAAAGTCGTCCACATCAAAGCCACCGCGATGAGCCTTTACCCAGACGCTAGTATCAAACATAGCACGCATAACACCCTCATTGGCATCTGACTGTAGAATATTAGTTAGCGTATTCATATCTGCAATAAGAGCGGGTGCAATATTATTATCTACGTATTCACGCTTCTCATTATCCCACTTATCAGTTTCAATTACACCTTCATCCTCGCCCCATGCATCTGAGCGTTCAGTCAATTCATCATATTCAAGAGTCGTAAAGTACGGTTCATTCACACTAAAAATACACTCTTCGCCATCATTAAAATGTGGACTATACTGCGTCCAATGAATGGTCTTAACTTCAGGATGCGTATTAAAGAATGCAGCAAAGATATCCTTCATCTTCTCCTGCAAAGTTTCTTGCACCTTCTTCATCATATCTTCATAATCAGTAAGGACCTTATTAACCTCACCGGTAGCCTTTTCAAACTCACTCATATTAAATCTCCTCTAGATATGGTTGCCATTCTTCGGCAAATGAACAATTCTTAGCACCCTTAAACATAGGTGCGATTTGATGGTCTTTATAACCGGCCAGACCACAGCCAACTCGAGTTACAAAGAATTTAATATCAGCATGTCGAGTGTAATTTACAAAATCACTAACATAACCCTTAATCTCACTAAGGGGCAGAGTGCGCAAATCTTTAGACTTAGTTGGAATAGCCCAAGAACTTGCCATAATTCCTCGGCCAAACCCGTACTTAGCACCAAACATACTCTGTGCTATTTTAGCAGCACCAGCACCATGACGGCCAGCTAAATTAGAGCCAAAGACAAATATCTCACCATTAGATGGAAGTGAACCATCCGGATGGAACTTCATGGCTGAAATGCCCATGGTCCCTTGTTATCCTTGTTAATTTCACGCGAGAGGCGATCATGTCTTTCATTATAAGTCTCTTGCTTCTCTGTAAGAAGTTGCGGCGCTTCCTCTACAGGCTGAGGCTTAGACTCTTCTTTATACTTAGAGACCTTACCACCCATCCATGCTTCAATAGCCATGCTACTAAAACACTTCTCTAGAGTCGGAATAAAGCCAAGGTCCTCAATAATATGAGCTTCGGCCACATCACGAACGTGAACAGTCTTATTCTCTGAGTTGGTAATGGTATGACCAAACACACGCTCTGTAATAAAACAACCAACAGAGTTATGCAGCATCATGCGATGACGAATGTCAGGCAATGCCATCTTGGTGCAATCAAGAAAATCGTGGATTGCAAGATAGCATTCAGGTGTTCCACCCCAGCGCTTAGCGCTAATCCGCGCATGGACCATCGGCTTAATGACACTTACTCCTTAATCAATTTCAACTTCTTCAATAAAGTAAAGTTCGCGGCCGGGCTTAAGACCCGTAGCTAGAATACGCAGATCATCATTTGTAATCTTGCCGCTCTTAATTGCCTCAGAGATATCCTCGGCTTCATAATAGCCAAGCCATTCGGCCTTTGGCTCCAGGCCATACTTCTCAAGCATCTCATAAGCCGCATCCTCGAGAACATCATATTGCTCTGCAAGATAGCTAAGACACCCATTTCGAAGGCTATTCAAAGTTTCATTAATCTTAGCAGTTTCAGCTGCTGCTATGGAAGAATAAGCATGAACAACATTTCCTCCATCAGAGGAATCATACGTCTCGTCATTATACTCAAAGCTACGAGCCTGAACTATATAAATCCTAGTCATTTGGAAAATGCTCCTTTGCCAGATCTTCGATATTAAACCACTTATCTTCTACAATATGTCCAATAGCACGAATCTTTCCACTCCAACCAGCATCACGCTTAACACGTACATACTTGCCCCTAAGTTCTTCCCACTTGCGAGCCTTGAGGACATCTAGAATTTGCAAGATACAGTCAGTACCAAAGGCATGACCAACTCGGCGCTTCTTTTCCTTGTCATACGTAGACAAGGCATAGCCACCAAACCCCTGACCGGATCCGTCAAACTTCAAAAACAGATAGAAAGTAAGAATGCCGTGGTCTTCATTACCAAGCATGGTATCTTCGATCTGAGCATTGATAATTTCTTCAGCCATAGAAAGATTCTCCGTTAGCAGCCTTCTCTGCAGCAAAAGCATATGCCTCTTCTTCAGTATCAAACACTATGAGGTTACTCCCAGTTGAAAAAATAATATAATCTACAGGATCATCTGAATTAATATTGCGACCCCAATAAACTTCATCAATGCCATTCGCGGTCATTTTAATCTCAAATTCAGTAATAATCTTTTGCTTAGCAACAGGATTAAATGTATACGTAGTCTCCTTATGAGAAGCCCAGTAGGTCTTTCCATCTACAACTATGGAGTCAAGATGACTTTCTGGATAAGAACGAGCAACCCAAACAATATCGCCAACATTAAACTTGGTTTCGATAATCATTAATAAGCTCCCTTTGCAACCTGATAGCAAATAAGACCATTTTGGCGCCACATATCAACTACCTAGCCTCGATCATTTTTTACTCTGGCGGAGTTGGAAGAGGTGTCCAATGAGTCGGCTCGAACCAATCTTTAGCTTCTGGATTGAACCACTCTTCGCGCCGATCATCAAAATATCCTAGCACGACCTCTTTATTGGCCTGGCCTTGCCAAACATTACCGTATTGATATGGCCACAACAAGACGGCACTACCGTCTATCGGCGCTGTATCAATAGACTCCCAAGATTTAATCTTAACTGATTCTGTCATGCTTAATGAGTCCCATCATGGCTTGTAGAACTTATACATTAGGCTTATCAATCCTCTTCATCGTGTCAGCACTTTCGGGAATAATAAATGCTTGAAAGTCGCGGCCCTTTGTGACTCTCTTATAACCGTAGATCATAGTCTCTTTAGAGTCGCCTTCAAACTTCTGTGCTCGAAGTGCTGCTATAAGCGAAGAGTTAGCAAAGCCAAGCTTAAAGCAAGGGCCCCAAACCTCAGCATTTAGCTCATCAACATAGCGGCCACCAGACTGATCACAAGCACAGCTGCGATCAATGCCAGTCTTTAAAGCAACTATATCACTACACTTCTCGCACAGAATGAGCTTCATAGTCTATCTCCTTTACTAGGGTCATTATACCATAGTAAGTTTATGTTGTCAAACAGAAACCACCTTGGAAGTGTAGTTTACAAAGCCATCCCATTGGGTAAGCCCATGCTTATTACGAAGTCTAAGGGTTGCTGATTGATGAACCAAACTTTGCGCAGCAGTTGCATCCTTAGCCCACACTTCTTGTTCATCCGTATCAATTACGGAAGTCTTTCGAAGTTCTGTAATGACACGATACTTCTTTTTACCCTTGCGGGTACTCAGCATCTTAGAAAAATAGCCGTACGGCTTATTCTCCCAAATGTCTTCAAGATCCTGTCGTGTCAGTTGCATGCCGACCTCATGAAAAATTATAGTGAATAGAAGCGTGATACTCTAGTCCGCCTGCATTACGCACATAATCAATCAGCATGGTCTTAAGGCTTTCAGATACTAGCAAATGGCTACCATAAAAATCAAATACCATACCGTTATGTACAACAGCCCCTATAGCATAATATGATCCAAACACGCGAGCAAATTCTTCAAGCGCATTTTTCTTAGGATCTGTATTTGGTCCATAACCGCGCGTATACATCACTGCATATGTAGCACCTTCACCGGTAGCTCCATAATGCATTTGTACGGTATACATATTAGTCTTTAGTGGATCAACAGTCTCAACTGCAGGAAGTTCGGGTTCGTTCACTTCAATCTCCGTTATGTTGCCATTTAAGTCTTGAAACTGTATCTTCATAGAGCCTCCGCAAATTTCTTGATCATCTTAACAAAGAAGCCACGCTTCTTCTCGAGCTTAGAGATATTAGCGCATGCAAGTAACTCTGACCTGGCGCTGCCAGTTAGCACGGTTACGACGACGGCTGGAACCGATCTTCAGGGCCATCCGGAGGCTGAGCTCACGGAGCTTGGTGTAGTTCTTCTCGATGAACTCGACCACGTCAGCCTGAGCAGCGGCATCGAGACCGATGTTCTCGAGAAGGCCAGCCTTGACCTTCAGGCGAATCTGAACCAGATAGTCACGCTGAGTCTTCATGGCCATGTCGATATAGTGGGCACGAGAGACAAGAGCCTCCAGATGCGGAGCCAGCCTGTGGCCACGGTCGATCATCACGTCGAAGTCCATGTTCGTAATGAAAATGATGGTGCCCTCGAACTGGAACGTCTTGGGCAGCCGCTCGGCCGTCTCGTCATCGATCAGGATATACTCAGACATATAGCTGAGCATCCGGCGCTCGCTGGAGTCGCATGCTGCCTTGAGCAGGTTGATCGACGTGTCGTCGTTGAAGATCGAGTCAGCGTCGTCGAGCACCAGCACCTGGCCAGGAGCACGATGGTTGTAGAGAAGCTTGTAGAGGCTCGGGGTCTTGACGTAACCCTTGACGACCGTGTAGTCGGTGGCTTCCGGATCCCAAGCCGCGAGGGTCTTGTCGACCGTATACGACTTACCGAGACCACCGGGACCGGAGACGATCATGGCGCGAATGTCGCCTTCGATCGCGCCCTGCGTCATGTCAGCCAGAACTTCGAAGCGTTCAACCAGCTTGGCTTCGATCTCTTCGTCGGTCTCGATGACTGCCGGAGCCGGCTGCACGTTCAGGAGCCTGTCGAGCTTACCCCGGAACTTGTCGGTCTTGGGCTTGCGAGCATAAACACCTCTCGGCATATGATCATTCCTTCCGTTTTGATAGGTGCATTATACCAGGATAGCAGACCTAAGTCAACAGAAGTTTTATTAAAAATTTGTAATCTTAGACTTCTGGGTCTCAAGGTACTGGAGAGCATCTTCCATCTTGGAGAACTTCTTGGAAGGACCGCGGAGAGGCTTGATCGAGATGGGCTTGCGGCCCGTGAAGTCGATGTCGATCCCATAGCCTAGGTCGGTGGTCAGGTCGATGATCCGATCCGCAATCTGGGTGTAAGCCATGGTAGCCTCCGTGTTGGTAGGTGCTTTATACCACAAACCGCTATTAAAGTCACCAAGAGTTTTGTAACAGATTGTAACAGGGCTAGGTCAGCTGAGGCGCTGGATTTGGCGCCTACATGTAGCTATTTTCATCAAAAGTCAATTAGATCAATGGTTTAACTTGGATATAGGATAGCACCAAAAGTAAATTAGATCAATGGTTTAGCCAGAAAGTTCAGCCACCAGCGATCTAAGCCACAGCAACGATGGGTAAACCCACTAAGGTGCTTTAGATCGCTGGTAGTGAGGCTTCGGCTAACCTATTGATGTTGTTGAATCCAAAAAAATTAGAAAAAATTGTAAGAACCTAAGGTAGAAAGTTTGTTGTAGATCAATAAGTTAGTGCTAACCCATTGATTTGTCACCAGTTGACTTTAATAGCTATCCATGGTATAATGCACCTATCAAATCGGAGACCACCCCATGGAACTCACTTTGGACCAAGCTTTTACTGCGGATCTTGAACTGCTGATCAGCCAATACATCAGCAAAGGCATGGCGCCTGGCCAGGCGGAAGAAATCATGCAACAAGCTGGGGAACAAATGTTTGAGGAGGACCCCAAGTAAGGGTTGACTTTGATCTCGGAAGTGTGTATAATAGGTAGTGAGAAATAAGGAACCATGATCATGATGGATATGCCCACTCTTCTTGCCAAGATCCATTCGGCGGCTACTACCTCTCGCATCGATGCAGAGGCCAACATGTTTTCTCGACTGGCCGAGCGTGTGGCTCACCAGGGTGTCATCTTCGAGGCTCCACTGACTGAGTCCGAACTGGCAATAGTCAAGCGCTTCATAAAGAGTTAAGATTACAAATTTTTAATAAAACTAGTGTTGACTCAGGTCCGCTATCCTGGTATAATCCAGTCTATAAGGAAGGGAATAGTTGGTATGAAGATGACCTACTGCCTGGTCTATGAGAAGACTCAGACCATCGACGGTGGGTTTACCAAGACGGTTGGTCCATTCAAGACCATCAAGGCTGCTCAGGACTGGTATGCTGCAAATACACCAGATCGTGAAGCAGCAATCGACACCATCTATAACCCGGAAGGAGAATAAACGCATGACTATTTGTGGAATTCCTAACGATGTTGCAGAAATTGATACCGATGATGTTTGGACTTCTCTTGCCGAGACCGGACGATACAAGACTGTAGTTGACTTTTGTAATGTGAATGAGTTTCGAGACCAGTTGCATGCTGAAGCTCTGGAAGAGGACGTGCAGTTGCGAATCGATGTTAGCTGCATGCCAGATTCCCGGCCGACCCTTTATATCTACCTGCGGAAGCAGGTTTAAGGTATACCGGATTATGTAATTGTAATAAAACTTCTGTTGACTCGATACGTCTATCCTGGTATAATGGTCTCATCAAGAGGGAAACAGAACACATGACGACTCGCAATTCTACTAGCTTTGTCGGTGTTGTTAACAACGATCAGCAAGGTCAATTCTCAGCTCGGAGCTAATGGATCGCGGCCGCGATGCCGCCTTGCGGTAAAGGGACGTCTCGGCAAGAACAATCCGAATGCCCGCCACTACCGTCGCGGGGGCAAGTACTGGCGCTATAGCTAAACTTTTTTATTGACAACTTCCCCAAAACATGATATGATCCACTTATCAAACAGAAGGAATGACAATGGCTCACGAACTTGAAATGAATGCTGATGGTACCGCCCGAATGGTTTTTGTCGGCGAGACTCCCTGGCACGGCTTGGGTAAGCAGGTTTCTGCGGACCTGACTCCTGCCCAGGTCCTGGACGAGGCCGGCCTTAACTGGACGGTGGATAAGGTCCCGGCATATGCCACCATTGCTGGCAAGAAGACCTCGGTTGGCTGGTCGGCTCTGGTGCGGTCCGAGGATGACAAGGTCCTGGACGTGGTCTCCGACGACTGGAATCCGGTTCAGAACGAAGAGGCTTTCGAGTTTTTCAACGACTTCATCGCCGAGGGCGACATGGAGATGCATACCGCTGGCTCTCTCCGTGGTGGGCAGATCGTGTGGGCACTCGCCAAGGTCAAGGACTCGTTCGAGCTATTCGGTGGTGACCGGGTGGATTCCTACCTTCACTTCACCAACTTCCATAAGTATGGCTGCTCGACCGATGTTCGGTTCACTCCGATCCGGGTGGTCTGTAACAACACGCTGACCCTTTCCTTGAATACCAAGGTCGAGCGGATGGTCAAGATCAGCCATCGCCGTGAGTTTGACGGTGACAATGTGAAGCTGATGCTGGGGGTTGCTCAGGAGAAGCTCTCTAAGTACAAGGAAATGGCCTCTTTCCTCGGCGCTAAGCGGTATACCGCCGAGTCTATGGTTGACTACTTCAAGACCGTGTTTCCGGTCTCGGGCCCGGTCAATGCCAAGAAGGAGATCAGCAAGTCTGCCAAGACTGCATTGACCATTGTGGATTCGCAGCCTGGTGCTGAGTTTGCCGAGGGTAGCTTCTGGCAGCTCTTTAACTGTGTCACCTACTACTGTGACCACCTTGCCGGCAGGACTGCCGATACTCGACTCCAGAGCTCTTGGTATGGTTCGAACAAGATGCTCAAGACTAAGGCTCTTGAAACTGCTCTAGAAATGGCGGAGAATTCGTAATGCTCTTTAATAAGGAAGATCTGATTGAACTGCTCATGAGTGATGAGCTAGAAATTAACGGCAAGACTGCTGAGATTGTATTGGATGAACAGTTCGATACGACTAGGTGGTCTTCACATCACGAGTTGGTTTTTAGCTATGATAACACGTTCTATATGACCACCTATAGCCGCGGCCTCACTGAATCTCAAGATGAGTCGCCGTTTCAATATGACGCTGATATGATTGAATGCTGTGAAGTAGCACCAGTTGAAATTGTTAAGATTGAATATCAACCTGTTACAAAGGCTGCGTAATGAAGTGTTTTCTTAAGTGTATCGGTGTATTTTCCATGTACACTGCAATTATAGCAATAGGTTTTTCTGCTCTAATGGTAGTTGCACTTAGTCCACTAGTTTTGGCTGAGTATATTGCTAATTTGCTTGGTTTAGGCCCTATTGCTACAATTTTTATCTATTTTGTAGTACTTGCTATGCTTCTTGCTGCTGCTAATACCATTGATGACCGCAAGAAGATTTGCGGCTAAAAGAGATTATGAAAATGAACAAGATTATTACTTTTGACCTGGAATTCCCCGCTGAGCACTTTACTCTAGCAGAGTTCAATGCATGGGTAGAGCGTGAGCTTAATGCTGCAAAGGCTGCATGGCTGTCTTATGGTGATGTTTTTAAGGCTGAAGCTGTACAGCAACCTACGCTTGTCGAGCGTGTTGTTAAGACAGTCGCTAATAAGCATGGCATCTATCTTACTGGTAATAATGTCAGACATAGTAATTGGAGCTCTTACATTTCTATTACGGGTCTCAATAAGCTGCGCTCAATTGAAGGCGTTACTGAGCTGAATATTACATATAAGACTAGTCAAACTACGTATAAGGCGATCATTCCGATGATCGCAATTGAGCCCAACCAGAATTCTATTACTATTACGATGCGATCTCACGACGATTGGGGTAATTCTAGCTATCATCCCAACCACGATACTAAGTGGGGTAGCTACTTTAAGCCTGTTTGATGTATTGACAAATCGTCGGTGTGTGATATAATTACACAGAACGAATGATTGCAAAGGAATAAATCTGTGGCTCGTCGTACCATGCTTACAGCTGCTAAGGGCCTTAAGACTAAGAAGGTTCGTACCGGCAAAGTTGCTCAGCAACTGGCTGATATCAAGTACATGGGCGCCGAACCGGAGGTTAATGGCAAGAACCGTTCAGAGCTTGATATACTCAAGCTTCTGAATTGGTATAATTACATGTGTTCGCGTTCTGATGCTCGTCAGTATATTGAGACTTACCTCAAGTCTAAGGGCCGCACTAACGAGCTGCGTGCACTTAAGAATGTGCCAGATGTGTGGATTAATCTGCAAGCCGGATGGACGGCGCGCATTATAACACGCGGTGGCTTGGGTTGGGAAAGTTCATTTGAACTGCGTTTGCGCGAAACCCTGGATAAGGCCGGGGTTAGTGCTGAAGAAGCTTCTGAGGTAAAGAAGACTGCAGAGAAGCCTGTTGAAAAGCCCAAGCCGAGCATTCAAGATCGCATTGCGGATAAGGCTTCCGATACTATCGGTGAACTTGACGAATTCATTGATAAGAATGGTTGGTCGATTGATGTTTATGATTGGCTGACAAAGAAGCAAGTCACACCAGTAACTGCACGTAAGATCCGTGACTTTTTCAAGCCTATTGCTGATGAAGCTGTAGAGTTGATTGCTAATAAGCCGAACTCTCAACTGATGGAAGGCTACAAGAACCTTACCAAGATCCAGCAAAAGCAGCGTGCAGCATTTTATGCTAAGTTGATTGATAATTGTGAACGCTTCTCTGATGTTGCTAAGAAGCAAAAGACACCTCGTCGTAAGAAGGTTGTGCCTGTTGAGAAAAAGCTCAAGGGTTTAAAGTTCCAGCAAGAGTCTAAGGAATACAAGCTGGTTTCTATTAAGCCCGAAAGGATCATTGGGGCAACTGAGCTGTGGGCCTTCAATACCAAGTATCGAACGCTGACTGTGTTCAATGCAGCCGAGCGTTCTACGCTTGATGTCAAGGGTACGACAATGATTAACTATGACGAAGTTAAGTCCAAGACCTATCGAGTTGGTAGAAAGACCGAACAACATGTTGCTACAGCACTTAAGGGTGCTAAGCGTGCTGTAAGTAAAATGCTTGAAGAGCTGAAGACTGCTACACTCCAACATCGTATCAATGAAAACACCATCCTTCTGAGGGCAGAATAGATATGAGCAAGCGCAGCGGTTATATTGATGATAACATTACCATCATTGATGGCCAGAAAGTTAAGCTCCCGGAGCTTATCGGACAGCCAGGCAAAGGAGTTGCACCATCCTATGGCTATCGTAAGCGTGTCATGACTCCGTGGGGTAAGCATGAAGTTTGCACCATCATGGCTGTCTCTTCTCTTCACGGAGAGAAAGAAAGGTATGCCCATGCTTATCGGCCAGCTTCTAATCCAGGTGTCACGTTCAGCACTTTTAGGTTGACAAATATCTAAGTTCCATATATAATCAACATATACGGCCGTGTGGTCTAACTGGATAAGTCAGGAGTCTTCTAAACTCTACGATGGGGGTTCGAATCCCTCCACGGCCTCCAAAATTTTACAGGGGTATTCATGCTATCGTTTCTTTTCGGTGTAGGTTTGGGGTACATTGGATACCAATCTGCTCTAACGATAGTAAGATATTATTTGACTGTATCCGATACTTTCGAGGATATGGTAACTCGACTACTCCACTGGATCTATGGTATGACTGTAGCAGTAGTCGGTGTATTTTTTGTTTTTGGCTCTGGTTCAGAGTATGCCATATCCTTTGCAATGGCACATGCATTGACTCTGTGCCTTGTTGATTTAGAAACTACGTTTGAAGCAAACAGGGACCTGTAGCTCAACGGAGGGTTGGTGTAATAGTTAGCACGGGCAGCTCATAACTGTTAAGGCAGGGGAGCATAACCTCTACCCTCTACCACCACTTATATTATGGAGAACATCATGAGCACTATGAATCGTATCGCTAATGCTGGTAATCGCTTTCAAGGACAATACAAGCGTGTCCTTTGCGTTTGCTCTGCAGGCTTGCTGCGCTCTCCAACTGCAGCACTGGTCCTATCTCAGGACCCATTTAACTTTAATACGCGTGCCGTTGGCATCTCTCGGGAATATGGGCTTATTCCGATTGAGAGCGTGTATATCCATTGGGCTGATGAGATTGTCACCATGGAAACCAACCACACCGAGATTGTACAAAATCTAATCAAAAATATCGGCATTCTTGATAGTGCACCTAAGATCATCCAGCTTGACATCTCAGATGACTTTGCATACCGTGATCCGACACTGATTGAGCTTATCAAAAACACATACAATGAAAAGGCCAAGAATACTCTATGAACATTACTAAGCGAACGCTGATGTTAGCTGCAGTCAGCATGCCATTTTCAACTATGGCTATGGCCCAGGTTCCGACTGTGACCGGCGCTGGCGCGACCTTCCCCCGCCCGCTTTATGAACGCTGGTCGGCCCAGGCGCGCGATGCCGGCGCGGTCCAGCTGAACTACCAGTCCATCGGTTCCGGCGGCGGCATCAACCAGATCACCGCACGCACCGTCGATTTCGGCGCTTCCGACGCGCCGCTGACGACCGAGCAGCTGGCCGAGCGCAGCCTGCTGCAGTTCCCGACCGTCATGGGCTCCGTGGTGCTCAGCGCTAATCTGCCCGGCGTCGCCGACAATGCGCTGAAGCTGACGCCGGAAGTGATTGCCGACATCTTCCTCGGCAAGATCACCCGCTGGCGCGATCCGCGGATCGTCGAGCTGAACCGCGGCCTGACCATCCCGAACCTGCCGCTTTCCGTTGGCTACCGCGCCGATGGCTCGGGCACGACCTGGGTTTGGACGACCTATCTGTCGCGCATCTCCACCGAGTGGAAGAATGGCATAGGGGCGGGTACGTCAGTTCGCTGGCCGGTCGGCAACGGCGCTCGCGGCAATGAGGGTGTTTCCAACATCATCCGCAACAGCCCCGGCACCATCGGTTACATTGAGAACGCCTACGCGGTCGTGAACCGCATGCCGACGACGCAGATCCGCAACAAGGCCGGCAACTTCATGACACCAGCGCCTTCTGCCTTTAATGCTACGGCGGCAACGGCAGACTGGAACGTGCCGAACTTTGCGGCCGACACGATTGATCTAGCCGGCGCGGATGTATGGCCGGTCACCTCCCCCACCTATATCCTGCTGCCGACCAATCCAACGGCCGACAAGGTGGCAGGCAGTCGCAATGCTATGCGCTTCTTTGACTGGGCTTTCAAGAACGGTAGTGATGCAGCATCCCGGCTTGAATACATCCCGCTGCCTGCTATAACCCATGATGCCATTCGAGCGGCTTGGGCCCGGCGAGTGAAGGGCCCTGACGGCGGGGCTCTTTGGCCAATTTTCTAATCTATAATAGACAGACAGTTTGCTGTCTCTTTAATAAGGAAAGATTAATCTAAATGTTTACTCTCATGATCGTGTTTGCTCTGGCTAGCCAGCCTCAGACGCGTCTGAATTTGAATAGCATCTCTGCAGAGTCTTGTAGGGTTGAATCTCTTGCCGTTGAGACTGTATTCCGTAGCATGGGTGTTATCGAATATTCTACTCGTTGTGTAGAGCGGTAACCATGAAAGTCTACATTGGGCCCTACGTAAATTGGTTTGGCCCATATCAGATTGCCGAAAAGATTCTTTTCTGGAAAGACAAATATGATGACGATGACGACGCTATTGATCGACTTGGCGATTGGTTGGCTAAGAATCGCAAAGGGAAAGATTCAGCGCTTACTAAATTCTGTCGTTGGGTCGATAGCAAAAAGAAACGTAAAATAAGCATTAGGATT